GGCTAATATTAGTAATTCAATACGCAATAATCCATTGCTACTGTTATAGATAACTCTACTGCATCTGGTGCTGACCAGTCAAAATCTCCTTGTGACATAGTTTTGATAAAAGCACCTTTTACAATCCATTCAGATACTACATCTCCTACGGGACCTAAAACATTCAGTGTTAAGTCTTTTTTGTAAAAGTCTGAATATCCTGCTCTTCCTGTTACTGATTCGTAAGATAGTCGAGCCCATTCCATTACTGCTTGAGCTCCAGAAGGTGTAATTGGGTCATATAAAGTCATATCCATATCATTCCATACTCTCTTTCCACGTATCTTGCGATAAGAGTTAATATGATCTAATACTACCTCTCCGTCTTCAAAGCTCGGAGCTGATACTGTTTTTACCATGAATGATGGAATGTTATCCATATACATAATAAACCTATTCTGTACCTTCGGTTCGAAGGCTCTAAACATAATTTCGTTTGGATCTAATACTGCCATTTTATTTATTGTTTATTATAAATATCTTAATTTTAAATTATCCAGCGAATGTTGCTCCTGTTGGTTCAATTGTAAAGTCTAATACTATAAATTCTGCTGTTTTAGCTGGCTGAATAAAGATTTGACCTATTAATTGATTTCTATCAACAACATCTCCGGTATTGTTTGTGTCGTCCATTACTACCCTAAAGGCAAATAAACCTTGTCTTTGTACTACTGATTCTAAGAATGGGTTAACTATAGCTAAGAATCTGTTACGAGTAGTGATAGTATTTTGTTCAAATACTAAGTTTTTAGCTTGATCTCCGATGAATTTTTTCAATTCAATTAGTAATCTTCTAACGTTTACTCTATCTAAAGCAGATGCTTTAGTCTGTAAAGTTTTTTGTCCAAATACTGAAATTCCTTGTCCTGGAAAAGAAGCTATTGGATTTACTTTATTACTGTATAGAGTATCTCTCTGTGTTCTAGTTAATCTTCTTTCAGCTTGAATTACTCCAGTAATACCACCTCTTACTAAACCTGCTGGTGCAAACCATGGTGCTGCACTATTATCAGTGAATGCATATACTCCCGGTATCATAACTGATGCAGGAACGAATTCGTTTTTACCTGTCTCAGATTGAGTCTGTAACCAAGGCCAGTATGCTGCTGCGTAAGAACTGTTAAGTAATCCTGCTTGATTCGTAGCGCTAGTTAAAGTATCGTTATACTCTATTAAATCTATTACTGCTATACAATCTCCTCTAGTCTCTGCTAAAGAAATTATACTGTCTATTGGAGTACTGTGTCCAGTTATAGCGTAAACTAATCCTGGAGCTGAAATAACATTAAAGATATATTCATCTTTATTTTCTAATACTGAGATTATATCTGAGTAGTCAGTAGCTGCTTCAAGTCCTTGAGTATTAGTTGCATCTATATCTGAATAGTATCTAGATACCTCTGAACCATGTATTAAAGTACCGACAGCACCATGAAATGATCCTGACTGCGCTACTGGAAGTGAAGCTGAGTATGAAATGTTGGATGAATCAGTGTTAACTGTTAATCCATCAGTTCCTAAATAATTTAATGTAGGTGTATTTATTTCTGATACTCTTACAAAATTAGATTTGTTAACATAAGAACCAGTAATTTGTATATACTTTGATCCATCACTATCTGTTTGAAGGAATGGAACTTGATCTCCTATTACTTTAGCAATATAGTTACCTGAATTTGGATCTAATGAAACGTTATTAAATGTTTCTAATGATATTTTGCTTTTTAAACTATCATCACCCTGTCTTATTGATACACTAAATGTACCTAAGTTAGTATTTACGTTTGAAACTTCCCATCTTAGGTTATCAGATGATCCTGATACTAAAGAATTGTCGTTATTCTGTACTCCTGAATCTGAAGCTCCTGTAGAGTTATTATATATAGTACCCTTACCTAATGTCTCTAATACAAAAGGATCTGTTGTAGCTGTAGTTGTATTACCACCACCTCCCATAGTAAATAGTAATCTATTACTAGTATTATAAGCTTGTGTTGCTGAACCTGATGAAAAAGTTATACCGTTAGCTGCAATTCCAGAAGTTGATCCTGAAAGTATAAGTGTAGATGAATCTAAACTAGCTGATACATGACTATTATCAAATGCATTATTTATCTCTAGTACCAAGTTAGCTGTTGTTTCAGCTGTAGATGAACCTGTTGAAAAGAAAAATACTAGTCCGTCTGCATCATCGTTCGGTACTGGGTTACTAGAAGCTACGAATCTATATACAAGTCCTGATGTACCAACATTCTGAATTCTAAATTCTTGATTGTCGACTGCTGCATTAGTTATTGCTATCGAACCTGAAGCGAAATGAGCACCGGTAGATGTTGTAGTGTTAGTTATAGTTGTAGAACTAGCTCTAGTAAAAGAACCTGAAACAACTCTAGAAACTAAAACTGAGTTCCCACCTTGTTGAAAATAATTTTTTACTGCCGTTGAAGTTAAGAATTCATAAGAGCTAGACCCTGAAGCGAAAGTTGTACCAAATTTTCTTACATAATCATTATATGATGTAACTAATGTAGGTACTTCTACTGGACCTTTAACTGCTGGTCCTATAATAGCTGCTCCTGCTGCTACAGGGGCTGGTTGAATAAATGAAATATCATTTTCTCTTGTGAATACACCTGGAGAGATAATTGTTTCTGCCATGTTTAATGAGGTTAATTTAAATGTCTTTTATAAATATCAGCTTATTTTGTAAACC